GCTATTAGGGTTTAATGCCGGGGTAGCAACAGGAGTTTGTGTTGGCCTGACAATCGGACCTGGTGTATACTTTCCCGGACCAACTGGATTTGTAGTTGACATTATTTTACCTATTCCCTAGTGATGTGCTGAAAGTTATCATTCTCTAAATATCTGTCGTAATATTTTCCAAAATTAACATCTTCTTTACGTAACTGAAGTACAAAGTCATTTGCTTCAGCCTTTAAATCAGATGCTGCTTTTGAGTCAATTGTGACACCACGTTTATCTAATCTATCTTTCATATAGTATCTAAAATTTAAATACTCTACAATAGTATGCCACTTGGCTTGCTTCAATAAATCTGGACCAAGTTTTTTATCGTTAACCGCTATAGTCAATACATCAATAATATTATTTAACTTAGAACTAGTATCTCTATCTGCTTTGTCGCTCAACCATATTGGATTCTTAGTTTCCATTTCCTTAAGAAATGCCTCTTTATAACCATCCAATATTGCTGCACCAAAACCTTTAGTTGCGCTGTACGGTGGGTCATTCTGTTCAATTGCTTGAGTTACTGCTTCTTTTAATATCGTCCAGTCTTTCCAACCTTTGTTGACGACTGATGAGCGAGTATTTTCAAGAGCAGATTGCTGGTCTTTAAATTTCTTTTTTGTATTAGGAATAGTATTGGTAGTTAACCAGGCCTGAGCACTACTAGAGAAAGCATAGTCATCATCATTAAATACTGCGCCTAATACCTTTAAATCAGCATCATCACCAAGGTATGTTACCATACGCTCTACCACGGGAAGATTACGTTGAACTAAGTTTACAGATGTTCTGTCTGAATTAAGACCAGACAATGGGTCAGAGATTCTATCCATTAACATAAAGTAATCTGGATAATCCTCAATGAATTTATCGGTTCCATCATTTTGTCCAAGTTCATCTGTGTATTTTTTTAATACATCTGCGTATGTTTGCCAAGGGCTTACATATCGTGGCTGCTTTGGCAGGAGACCTGCTCCAACTGCTCTAATCCATCCTAAGGCTATAGCATCCAGTTTAGCATCATTATTCATTTGGGTTAATTCATTTTGACTTGGCTGTCTATTATTGTTCTGGAAGAAATCATAATGTTTCTGAGTCAATAACATTGCAATATCTCTATTTAACTGCGCTGGATTTTCTGCTAAAATTGCCCCAAACGCTTGTCCAATTCTACGTATTGTAGTTGGTAGAAGAATGTTCGCACTATTAGACTGTACGCCAAACGGAAGAACAGCCTCTTCTATCCACTTAGGTAATTCTTTATTTGCACCCTTTAAGATTTCATTTGTTAACGCAGATACCGCTGGGCTGGTAGAAATTATATAACCACCAGTAGGGTTAAATGGGTTAAACCAGTCTGTAGAGAATCTTGCTTTTACATCTGGGAATAATGGAAGACCAACTTCAACATACTCTTGTCCAGATTCATCAATTTTAACATCGCTCATTTTTTGAGGTATGGTAATCATCTGAGCAGCCTTGTATGGAAACTCTGGATTCTCCATAGCAATTCTACCGTATACTCTAAATTGCTCCACAATTGCTGGGAAGAAAGAGAATAGATAATTAAATATTGCAGGATAGTTCATGTCACGGTTAAAACCGTTAATCTTAGAACGTAATTCTTTTATGCCGTATGCTCTTGCTGTAGCATCAAAACTTTTAATCTCACGAACAGATAAAACTCTTCCTTGAGCACCTGCCATAGCAACCATACCCTGAAGTTTTTCTTCATATCTAGTTCTAAAATATGGGTTGAATATCAACTTGCTAGTAGGTGCTGTTGCCATCCAGGCTACGGCATCTCTAGTAACTTTATTTAAATTTTTAACTACGTTGCTTTGAGCCAATAAATCTAAGGCAAGGTCGCTGTTTACGCCAGGACGCTTTGTTACATCTGGAAACATTTTTTCAAGTGATACTGCGTTTACTTTTCCTTCTGCAACCATCTTTTGTAATCTCAAGTCTGGAGCAAATTGATTTACAGCGGCACTTACTCTTTCGTAAATGTATTTTGCGTCGTTTCTTCTTATGTCACGCTTTAGTTGTGGGGTGTAGCCAAACCTATCAACATAGGTACCTAGTTCTTCACTCTTAATAAGTTTTAAGACTTGAGCCTTAGGAGTGCCCTTCATAATTGCCATTGCTACAGGGTCATTGGGTAGGATGTTAACTAATACGTTTTCCCAAGCCTTAATGTGAATCTCTTTATTTTCTAAAGTAGGAACAATCCATTGACCGCCTTCACGGCCTCTCTTTAGGTCAGCAATAGCCAATTCTTTGTCAGAGGCTAATAATGCACGAATGTCATCTTTGCCACGAATTTTTTGCATAGTCATTCTACCATATGGTCCGCCAAAGGCGCCATCAAAGGCATAATCGCTAATAACAAAAGTTTTATTGCCAACAACTTTTGCTGGAATCTTGCCAAGTAATTGTTGTTCGTACATCAATAATGTGTCTACGTTTCTTTTTACTTGGTTGCGAGTATCCAACATTCTTTGGACATCTGCCTTTACCTTTTTTGGAGGATTGGCAACATCGTAACCAGCATTTTTAAGATTTTTTTCTATATCTATTAATATTTTTGCTCTAAGATTAAGTTCTTTTTTAACCTCTGAAATTTTGTTGTCTTTATTTATGACGCCTTTTGTCCAGCGATTAATTTTTCCAACGCTATTGTTGACGCTAGTAAAATCTTCAATTGTTTCTTTGCCGAGGTTTTTAATTACATTAAAGAACTGTCCATCAGCGGCAACACGGAAAGTAGAGTCACGGATAATGTTAATTGGGTAACCAGTACGATAAAGAGTAAACATTCTCCAAAGAGAGTTTAACTCATCATATCCAACCTTTAATTTTACACCAGTATCTTTTAACCATGGGTTGGCATCATTTTGACGTTTTGCAAAACGAGCAAATGCTTTATCAATTAATATAATATCTGGAAGATAAGCGCCATTGGCTAGTTGAGATATTAACTGAGCATCCTCTATAACTTCACCAGCGGTGTCTATCATATACGCTCTATTGTTGTCTGATGCGTTTTTTGCTTTATCCCTAGTCGACTTCATTAAATAAACATAGTTATTTAAAATTAAGTCTTTACTAACACCATCTATATTATATTTTTTAGCAACAGCATTAAATACTGATTCAGTCAAGTCATCTATAATACTTAATTTTTGAGCCTCTGAACGGGCATTTAAAAATTGATTATAGATTACATCTGCTTGCTCAGGTGTGAACAGTTGTCGCTCAGTACCGGCACGCAGTGATGTTCTCATACGTGTAGATGACTGTATTACATCATTAAAGTTAACCGTGCTGTGTGGGGCATCATCTGAATATCTTTCAATAATGCGAATTGTCGCACCAAGCGGATTACTCTGCCATACTTTTTGTTTAATTGTACCAATGTAGGTATCTCTTGGTACATCATCAATTTTATTAAATCCTAATTTATTTGCAGTTCTTTGCTTGGCTATATCATTTCTTAACTTTTCAACCATAGGAATAATTGATACGGTTCGCTCTTGAAGAGCACTGTCTAGTTTTAAAATGTTATCTAATTCTGAATATTGTTTTCTTAGGCTCTCAAGTTCGTTGTCTAGAACCTTAACCTTGTCTATTGCCTTGGTTTTTAATACCTTACTTTGCGGAGTAAGAGATTTGTTATAATTTGGGAATTGTGATAGTCCTGCTTCGGCTGTAGTTAATTTACCTTCTGCTCTTAACACTTGGGCATATACATCAGCATGCTTTATCGCTAATTCATCTACAGCGGAAACGTCACCTCTGCCAACTCTAAGAATAAGGGAAATTTGTTCATAACTTTTACCAGCCAAAAGAGCGGCACCAGAATTTGCGTTATCATCTCCAAGTCTAAATTCTGTTCGGCTCTTTACTGTTGCAATATTTGATTTATTTAAAAACTCAAACATTGGTGTGTAAACAGTTTTTTCTCCAGCAGCAGTACGCTTAAGCAAATCTACATCTGCTTCAAGACGGTCTGCTTTATTCATTGGTGTATCAATAATGCTTTGAAGTTTATCGCCGATTATACCTTGGCTCTTTGCGGTGACGCCACCAGATACTGCAGCCTTTGTTGTCTTGCCGGCAATTTGCAATCCTTTAATTTCAGGTGCTTGTGTTCCTTCAAAAAACACATTAATAACACCAGATGTTATAGCACCAATACCTTTATCTGTTTCTTCTAGTGTTTTAATTCCGGATATTTTACCAGCAAATCTAGTTGTATCTCTTCCAAAATTATATTTTTCTTGACCTTCTTTAGACTGGGCTGCTTCCGCCGCTTCTTTTAACTCTTGCCCCAGAATACCTTTTTCGGCCATTACTCTAGATTGTTTTCCGCCCAGGTATGCGCCCAATGTTGCTCCTGCTGCAGTAATTCCGCCAACAACTGTTCCGGCTCCAGGTATAATAGAACCTGCTGCTGCTCCAGTAATTCCTGCCGCTATTGTTGCTCCGATGGCTGCTCCACCAACTTGTTGCAATCCAGCAAGTAATCCTAATGCTAAACTAGCGTCTGCTGATTCACGAATGTATGCGTAGTTAGAACGTAAACCTTTTGACCCGCTCATTAAAGCGTTAATTAATCTACCATCAGAGGCTTTATCTAACGCAGAAATTCCATATGTAGTACCAGCGATAGCACCACCAGCAAGAGCACCGCCGACTGCACCTGGTATTGCACCAACGCCGCCAAATACAGCGCCTCCTGCTGCTCCTAATGCCGCTCCAGTAGCGGGTAATGTTTTAAGACCTTGTGTAGTACCAAGATTTTCTGAAACACCAGTTAATGCTGCAACTCTTGTTTTTTCAATTTGGTCATTAAATCTTGGTCCTGCAATATTATTTTTTGCATTGTTTAATGCGTCTTTAGCGTCATTGATTATAAAGTTGATTGAACCTGGATACACTGGAATTTTTTTAGCAATATCAAGAGCCACACCAAATTTAACCCAGCCATTTTGATTGTGAGTAGGTGTGTCCGTAACATCTGGTTTTTTCTTAAAGATGTTTTGGATATTTGCTATTGTATCCCAAACGGCCATTAAATAATTGTTCCTACATAATTGATTAAATCGGCTGTTGCCCTAGTTGTACCTGGCATACTAGCCCATGCTTGCATCATTGGATATTGGTCAATAATGATGTCAATGTCTGGGTCACCAGATGGATTCTTAGGTAAGCCAGGAATTGAGTTTGCTCCTGGGCCTGTTGGCGCACCATCAAAAATACTTTGACCTGGTAATTGAGTCTCTGCAGTAATTGGGGTTAATGCTGTGGTTTCCATTTGTGGAGTTCTAGAACCACTAATACTAGAAACTGCTGCGTTACCTGCAACTCTTGATTCATTCAATGCTTTATTTTGTCCGTAAGCAAAACCTGAATAATCTCCATTGGTACCATTGCCACCTAACAAATTAACATTTGCTGGATTGTACTGTGGTCCTCCATTAGGACCTCCGCTACCTACTCCGCCCATGATTCCTCCTACTTAATTTTTCTAGGTTGTTCTTTTGATATGTATGGTCCTGCAGTAAAAGCATTTAGTTTAGATGCAATTTCCATTGCCTCATATGCATCTGCACCAGCATGAATAGCACCAAGTGCGTATGCTGCTCCTGAGCCTGCAGCGTATACTCCATCTGCAGATTTACTTATAGATAGTTCTTGGTCAACATCAAATATTTCTCCACCAACAGCAATTATAAACTGAAAGCGAGTTTCCTTAGTATCTTCATCAAAGTTATAACCATTATCTGTCATACACTTACGAAGAGAAGGCATTGCCTTTGTAATCATAAAATGATATAAATCTTCTCGGTCTTGTTTGCTTGGAACTGGTGGCTCCCAAACATGCTGTGCTATATCGCAAGGCAATGTCTCGCCTGAGCCAGCAATTAAAAACATTCCGTTTTCTGAAATTTTTTTTACTTCAGGATGGCTATAGATTCTTCCATCATTATCTGTAGTTCTACTATCGGCAACTATAAAGCAGCGGTCTTGATGCTCAATACCTATAATGGTTGTCATTGTCCCCTACCTAGTTAACCTCTCGTGACTACTCTTGCGTTTGCTTTTCCACTACCGGTTAGACTTGATAGGACTGATTGAATATCTACTGGGGGTTGAGATTCCATTCCCATTGGAGAAGGACCTCCTACTGGGGCACCAGCGGGAGCAGGGGACATTTGCTCAACCATAGGATTAGAAGCGCCAGTAGGAGGAACCTGTTGTTGCGGTGCAAAGGTTGCCTCTATAGCATCTTCTAATGCTTGTCCCTTTTGGCGAGCCTTGATAACCGCAGCAATCTTTCGTACAACATCAGAGGCGTCTTGTCCTTGTGTTGCCATTTGCGGTATTGCTTGTGTGTAAGCAGTTAATGAACCTAGTAACGCTGTCCGCATATCTTCAATTTCAATTTTTTCTAATTCTTGAGTTACGTTAACTGTAAATGGTAACTCACGCATAGCCATATCCTTAGAGATTAATTTGCCTCCAAGTGCTTGTAGCATAAAGATAAGACCTTGGGCTGGGTTAAGACCTGCAAGCATTCCATAACGTACATCGGCTGAATAATCAGACTTAATATCTTTAGTTGGCTTGTATGTAATTTCATATGGTGAGCCAGAGTCTACACCACGGATTGTCTTCTCATCCGGATAGATTGATTCATCAACTTCAAAACAGATACTGATTACATCACGAAGTGCTGCAGCAAAAATAGCCTGTGCTGATTTAACCTGTGTATCAAATGCTCCCATAAGAGCCTGTACACCTTGACCAGTAACGATAGATGCATCAATGTTACCAGTACGAGATTCTGGATAACGAGCACCAACTCGAAGTTCTTGATTTAATAATTGTTGTTCTGTAAATGCGCCCTGTGGTAGAGTAAGTTCTACTCGGCGTACACCTGCTGGGTTAGCGGTACGAATAACAGCGTCGCCACCAAGTTGTAACTCTTGTACATCTTGTGGAAGTACGATTGGGGCTTGTACAGATTTCTCTGCAGCCTCCATTGCCAGTAAAGCAAAACGGTTACGAAGTAATTGAATACCAAGTACATCATCAAATTGTCCACGTAGTTCGCTATCAATAGATGGCTTGCGTGCAACAATTACCATCATTTTGCCAAGAGGATTCTTGGCCTGTGATAGGATTAAATTATCTCTTGATGGGATGTATACAACTGACTGGTCTTTATCGTAATAACGAATCATTTCGATTGTACCATTTAGGTCTTGCTTGTATCCCATGCCGCCAAGAAGAATATTATCAAACTCTGGGAACTGGCTTACTAACTCACCAAGGGTTAGTGTGTATCTCTTAGCAAATGCTACGCATCGACCATAACGGTCAAACTCTGGATAAGCACCAATTGGATTCTCAATACGGATACGAGGAAGTTTAGCCTCATCATCTAGTTCAACAACAAATGGAACAAAACCGTAGGTTAGGTACCAGTCTGCTCCTGAGTACATTTGGACCGAGAGGTCAGAGTGTGAAAAATAATTGCTAGCAATACGAGTACGCTTATCGGCAAAAGAACGAGCACGGTCAGAGACTTGATTAGCGGCTGAGCAGTTAACCGCCGGAAGAGGTGCCATGACCTCAGAAAGGTCCCTGGCAACGATATCAATAAAATTTGCAACGACATTAGCATCTACACCATCTGGAAAGAAGTCAGGATAGACTTCGGAAATTTTACCCTTGCGGACAGCAAGAACGTCTAGGTTGCGAGCATCTCTCTCGCTATTACGATAACGGAGCGATTGTACTCGTGCCGCTATCTGTTCAATTGTTAATATCACTAATTGCCTCTTTTAATTCTATTTTTCATAAGGGCTATTTTTTCTTTGCTTGCACGAGACGCAACTTCTTGAGCACTTGGTTTAGGAGATAAACCCATAGCCGCTCTAGCCTTGGCTGCACCCTCTGCGTTAATCTGTGCTTGGGTTTTTGTTACCTTAACTGAATTGCTCTGAATTTTATCTGTCATATTTTTGTAGACTGGATTTACAGACTTAGAACCTGCGCCAACAATTCCGCCAGTTGTTCTTGTTGCTTTTGCTGCAGAAATAACCCTTAAAGCGGCTAGTGCTGCTGGACCTAATGGTAGTGGCATGTTATATCCTAACTGTAAGTTTCTTGCCATTGCTCTGCAAAGGCCTCATCTAAATTAAGTGAACCTCTATGAGACTTCTGTGCTCTAGTGGCCCATCTATTATTCTGGTACTGTCCAACTCTGCTTGAAGTCTGCATAAGTTCTCTACATCTAATGATAGCAAACCATAGTGCCATTACACAGTCGGTAGGGTTCTTAGTGTCTGGCTTCCAAATGATAAGTTGCTGTATTAAAGACTTAAGTCCTTCTGAGCCTTCATTGCTTGGAAACTCTATTAGGTTGTTATCTTGGAATCGTCCATCCTTGGCTGAACCAAAGAGGCTTGCCATAGATGCTACACCAAATCCAACATCCCATTTATTCTTACCAGTAAAGTGTGAGTTAAGTTGACATCCATAGGATGCAAGGTACTCACGTAGTTCTGTATCCATAGCATAGTACTTCTGGTGGGCGTTGATTTCAACCCGGAACTCTTGTGGCTTAAATCTTTCTACCCACTCCTTGATAAGAGCATTCTCTTTTTGAGGGGAAGGGTCAACCATGTTGACGCAATCTAAAACATATATACGACCATCGGCACGATTATAAGATACTGCTACGAAAGCAGAACGTCCTGTTACGGCTGGGTCGAATCCAATAATGGTGTAGGTTGATTGTGTGTCTTTGGGGTGGCCTGCTGTACCTTGTTTAAGCGGTCCACGCTTTCGCATACCGTTAACACATCCAGCAACAATTGTTGGCGAGAAGATAGAGTCGGACTGGACGTCTTCTTGCTGGTAGACCATAGCCCAGACTGACGGAGCGACCTCAGAGCGTCTAGTAAATAACGAGGGTCCATCCCACTTGGGATATAGCCCTTGCTCGTTAGGTTCATCTGCATCACCTTCTGCTCTGTCTGTCCAAGGCCAGAGTGTTTTCCAATTCTTAGGGTCTTCATCAAATTCTAATACTGATGGCATGGCCATGTATGTGAAAGGAGATTTCCCGCCAGTCCATTGGTCGGGGTCTCTAATCATTTTATATAAATCTATAGGTGCGACACGGGTTCCTACTATAAGCAGTTTGCCATGTCGCCCTAGGCGGGTGATGACTTCTTTTTGAAGCCATTCAATTTGCTTCTCCCACTCATGGGCATTTGCATTCATCACCACATCGTCAAGGATAATCAGGTCGGCTCTTGCACCGTAAATCTGTGACCCGAATCCTAATGCTTGTACTGTAGGGTCCTTCTCGCCCGAGTCTCGTCCTGCACCCAGGTAAATCATGTCAGCAGACCAGGTTGGTGAATCTGCTTTATAGCCACCGTTAGGTCCGAAGGATACTTGCATCTTGGTCCAGTTAGGATGGCTTAATCTTGTCTTAATCGCAGATAGGAACTTGCGTGCCATACCTTGCGTCTTTGATACAATAATGATTCTTATGTTAGGGTCTATAGAAAGACGGTAGGTAACATAGTTGATGGTAAGCACTGTAGACTTAGCATGCTCTGGTGGTACGTTAATTAAGATACGATTGGTTGCTGCTTGCTCATAGGTCATACTAGGGTGGATGAACCTTGGCTCTTTACCCTCTACCAAATCAATCCAGGACTTATGATGGTCAAACAACCTAGTCTCTAGGAATTGCTCTGAGAAATCCTCAAAGGAGATATCCTTTAGGTTGGCTAGGTCTGCTTTGATGCCTTTACCAGATAGGCGGGCCTTGTCCGCTTTATCTTTAAACTCTGGGTCTGCCATGGACCATTGCCGGAAGGTAACATCGTTCCTACCTACAGCCTTCATAGCATCTACTACGGTTGAGCCTTGGCTCAGTAACTCTAGCACCTGCAGTTGGGCGGCATCCTTAGGGATGTTTTGTACCCCTGGTCTACGACCCACGATTGCCCCCTATAAACGGTTATTTAACGGTCCCTATAAACGGGCAGACTATCCCCATTATAATTATAAATTATTAATAATACTATAGGAGGAGCGGAGTCTTAAACGGAGCGACTCCGTATATTATATATATACTATAGATAACCTGTTCAAACAGGTAAAAGCGAACAGATAGGTGATAATCACGCTCATTCTGAGCGTATATATACCCCCCTATATTATATAACAGTAATTTTTTATGGGATACTATAGTAGTAGATTCCTTCGGAATTAATAAACCCCCCCTCAAAACTGTCGTTTTGTTCCCCCCCTTTAGACTATTCGTTGCCGTCTAATTGATATTGGCTAATTGTTAGCGGTTTACTATCTCCCATAGATATTTAACGGGGCTACTAATAAAGGATTTTCTACGGGCTATTAATAAATAAATAATTGTTAAGCGATTACACCTAACCCAATCGGTAAGACTTAACCGCATGGATAA